GTAGCAGTACTAGCTAAAAAAACGCCCTGTGACCTATTACCTTTAGATACGTTACAGCGCTTGCAACAGGCCACAGCATTATCAAAACTTACGACCAGTTCTGGAGCTTTGCTTATAGGTATGACGTGATCTACTTGGTCTGCATCTTGCCCACAGTAATAGCAGGTGTAGCTATCTCTAGCTAATACTTTATTTCTAAACCTAGTTCTATAGGCGCGCTTAAGTCTAGGGTCACCTCGTTTAGACACGTTTTAATATGTCCTCATCTTGCGCTTCAACGCAGCTATAGCACCAAGCCTCATAGTCCCTGTGTCTGCTCCATATAATCTCGCTTTCATCACTAGGTAAGCCACAATGCTTACAAATTATTATAGCCATTAGTACCACCTATGCTTCTTGTAATGAGCCCAGGCTAAGCAAGGGCTACCTTTATATCGTTTATCTATGTACTTTAGCCCTAAGTCTATCTGTTTGTAAGGGTTAGTTTCTTTAAGCTTTAACAGCTGTGGTATGCCATAGGCTGTAGATTTAGGATTAGTTGCTTTAGGCCGCCAATTACTTTCCTTTGTGTAAAGCTTTTCTAAACATACAAATTGTCTATAACTGCCTAACTTGATGTGTGCATAGATTTTGTAAGCATCTGTAGCATTTAGATCAGCGTAACTGGGTAAAGTCTGTAAAGATAGCGAGCTTACAAATAAGCATAGAGCTACCCAAAACTTTTGCAGCTTTAGCGAGCTATCGCCCTTCGGGGCTCGCTTGCAGCGCAGAAAGTGTAGCAAGGTAGTCAAGCATTTAAGTAAATTGTGGATAACTTGAACGGGGCTCGGGCGTGTTGTCCACAGGTTTTGCGCCCCTGTGGATAACTTAATTACGCACCTGTCTAGCGTTATCCACATCTACCATAGTTATATCTAGTAGCCCACATCTAGTGCATTGTAGGCATTTAACGTTTGGTGGCAGGTGGTCAGACACTACGCGCTCTAGCTGTAGCGTTACTGTCTTGCATTGTCTGCATTTAGCCTCTATGTAAAGCATAGTTTCCATAGTCCTAATCTACGCGCTCTGGTCTAAAACAGGTAGCAAAATCGCTAGCCTTGACCTTTACTACTAAATCGGTTTCGTGTGTATCAGATCTAGTAAATAGCACAGGTGGCAGGCGTAGGAGAGCCAGGGCAGGCACTAAAAGTAGCCCGTCTGTAAACCTGAAACATATACGGTGATAGCTGTCTACGCCCTGTGTGTACACCGGCACAGCTGCCATAAGTTGTAGTTTGTTATAGTTAAATATAGCTACTTGGCTGCTAGGCGTGTTTAGCCACTTCATCTCTACATCACCTATGTAGCTTTCTCTGTGTTGCTCTAGCTTCTTATTTATGTGGTAATCAGTAAAGTAAAATGCAGGCGTAGGCGTTAGCGACCAGGGCAAAACACTCTCCAAGTAATTAGCTAGCCTTTGCTCGCGGCCATAGTCTGCCTTTATCTGTCTAATTGGCTCCACGGGCTGCCCTTTCGCTATCGCTCATAAATGCTTCCGGCACAGGCTCGCGCTCAGCTACAGGATCTAGGTTTAGCCCTGCCTCTGTAATTACCTCTGTGTAATCCTCTGGCATAAGCCATTGTGCATCATATTTACGCATCCATATCGGCTGGCATTGGTTAGCCTTAACCTTCTCGCGGCACATCCAGCCTTTGTATGGCGCACCTGTCTTACCTATACCCTCTAGCAGCATCCTAAAACCGTGTTTACAGCGTGGCTCGCTTATTAGCTCTTTAGCCCCTAGCTTAGTTTGTAGCGTAGCTAAATCTAGGTCCTTAGTAGCTGTAATTGTAGGCTTTGTAGGCCCTGCAAGGCTTTGTGCCTTGTCCATATCCTGCCGTGTAGGTCTACCTATGCCACCAGGGGTTAGCAGGCCTATAACGCGACCATAAGCGCTAGTAACGCAGTTCTCTACCCAAAAATTAGCATTAACGCCACGGTCTGACCTAACCTCTAACGCATAATCTACAGCGCTTGGCTTCTCATCATCATAGTTTTTATAGGCCTCAGCTCTTACCAATATGTAGCCATCTTTTAGGCTTATATCCTCTATGTATGCAACTAGGCGCAAGCCCGGATATTCTGCCCGCGCCCTAGTTATCCTTGCGTTTACATCCTCATAGCCCTCTAAGAAATTACTCATTTATTGGCCTCTCTTAGCGCCTTAGAAATATTTTTACCGCGTAGATAACCGTCACCGTGGCCCTCGCGGTAGCCTGTGCGATAGGCAGCTAACATAAACATACCTACCATTAGCACCGTAAATAAAATTACTGCTAGATCTATTAACATACAGCCCCTTTAGTTATGGCTGTTAGGTCTACCTGCTAAGTAGCCCTCTCAGCGTGTAGTAAAAGTATGACCTATGCCTGCGACATATTGCTAGTTTTCTAGCGGCGTGTCTTTCCTTGTGTCTTTATCAGCCTTAGATTTTAGCCCATTACCAGCTAACACCCCGCCTAGCGCACCCGTTAAAAATATGGCTAAAGTCTGTAGCAACTGTATAAAGTCACGGTCATTAGGACTTTGTGCATTTATAGGCTGTGTTACAAATACCAGGGCATAAACAGCGCCAAAGGTAATAGTAAAAAAAGTTACAGCTAATACAGCGCCTATAAAAAAGATTAAGCGGGCGTGTATGTCCTCAGGGCTTAGCCGCCTTGCCGGTTTAATCGTTGATCCTAATAAGGTCTTTAGTACAAACGCCTGTAGCTTCGCATTGGGGCGGGTTACACTCGGGCTTTTCCCAGTTTTCATAATTCTGGCAAGGATAGCGCACCCACCCGTCATAACCACAGCCCACTAGGAGCGTTATACAGAGCAGCGCCCCTAGTAGGGCCTTAGTCACTTTGCGCCTATACCAAATTGCTTCTCGTTAGGCTGTACAGCTTTTAATACTGGACCAATAAAAGCGGCTATAAAAGCATTAGCCAATACTTTAGGGTCTGTTATGCCTGCTAGGTACAAGGCTGCAACGCTAGCTAAAGCCGCGCGCCCGTAACTATAGGCCGCTGCCTCTAGTTGCTTTCTATTCATTGTGTTACCTGCTCTGCCCCTTGCGTTTTGCCCTTGCTTAACCTTAGTATTATTTTGGCAGCTTTAGCCTCATTTACAGCTATCTCAAAATGCATTTCATCCGCGCGTGTCCACTCGCCGCCCCAGGCTAGCCCCCATTTTTTGCATAACGCCTTAATCATTGGCACTTTCTCGGCTGGAAATGTACCGCGCTTAGTTAGCGGGTGTTTAGTAGCGTTTAGATCTATAGCTGTACCGCTGCTATGGCAGCTAAGTTTACCGACCACGCCCCTAACATCTCTAAATGCGTAGCCCCACTCATCCCACTCGCCCTCATCTATCGGCTCTATCAGCGCGTGAAACTCAGCGGCAAAACCTACTAGCAAAGGTGCTACAGCCTCAGCGCATCTCAGTTTTCTATTAGTACCCGGCACGGGGTAACTCTTTATGCCAATTTCTGCCGGGTCTTTACTTGCAGGCCAGCCGTTATAGCTCGTTAGCATTTACAAACCTAAAGCTGCGATTTCGTCTGCGGTCAGACCAAGTGCTGCAAGTTTAGCCTCGGCGCTTGCCTTAGCATCTGCCTTAGCCTGTGCTGCTGCTTCCTCTGCTGCCTTGATTTCTGCAAAGGCAACTGCATCTGCCTCGCGCTGAGCAACTTCTTCGGCAGTTAGTTCTACCTCAGTAGTTACTCCAGTTGAGCAGTCTACGATTACTTTGGTTGGCATTGTTTTCCTTTCGTTATGAGTTCTTGATACCGTATATGGTGGCTGTTGTGTATTGGACAAATTTCAAGGTATCAGGCACAAGAGTTATTTGGTTGATTGCTGCCGTGTTAGACCATAGACCAGCGTAAAAAATCTGATAAGAACTGGTTGCATTATTTTCAGTAACTCCGTCTACAGAATAAGATTTGTTAGTACTACCAGCATAATTAGGGATGTATGTACTAAAATTACTAAATGTATTAGCGGTATAGGTGCCTTCATTAGAAACTAGTGTGTACTCATTAGAAAAAGCAGTCGAAAATGTAGAGGAACCATCTCCGCCTAACGCCCGCCTAGTATACCCAGTAGTGTTATTGTTAAAATAAAACCTGCCGTAATAAGGAGAGCTGCTTTCTACTCTGCCAGAGAAATAAACCATTAAGTCTGTGTAAGTGCCAGGGATGCTAGTAAAGTCAATACTGCTAGCCCCACCACTACCCACAGTTACTGTGGCTATTGCCTCGTATGTGTTAGCCATTATGCCGCCTTAATTCCGTAGAGGGTGAAGGTGCTGCCGGAACCAAAGTTTTTGCTATTTTGGCAAATTATAGACATTGAAGTAATTGCGTTTGTGTTTCTCCATAACCCAACAAACGCTTCAACGAGGTTAGTCGCTGCATTTCCTCTAGCCAGCACCGTCTTATATGTCGTTGAGTTTGAATAATTGTTAATGTGAAGTATGTTGATTCCATATTTGTTTGCATCTATTGGAACGTCACCGCACACTATACTTGACTCGTTTGTTCCCCTAATTGAAGCAGCCGAACTTCCATTTCCATATAATTCGGTGCGAGAATAGTTGGAACCACTATCGGAATTAAATCTTAATAACATATATTGTAATGATGCATCTGTCGTGTAGCAGTTAGCAACAACAATAATGTCGGTATAACTTCCACTTATTGAATTAAAATCTACTTGGTTTGTAGCGCTTCCCAGCGTAGTCGTGGCTATCGGTTCATAAGTTATAGGCATTATGCGGTCCGTATTCCGTAGAGGGCAAACTGGGTGTATTGAGTAAAAGTTCCGCTTGATGCAAATAACCTTATTGCGTTAATGGCTGAAGTATCGCGCCACAAACCAGATGCTAAAGCTATATTGCCAGAGGAGTTATCTTCGCCGCCGTGTAATGAACGAATAGTTTTATATTTATTAGTATTTGCATAATCTAAAATGTCTACAATAAAAGGAGAAATATCATTTGCTCCTATAAATCCATTGATAAATAACCAATTTTCGGTTTGATTTGCCCCAGCCGAAACAGAGGCACTACTGCCATTACCCTCTAAAAAATGATAAGTGTAATTAGAGCCAGTATCACCATTATATCGTAGATAAATACGAGGAGTAGTTCCACTTTGTGCAATACCTCTTATTTGCAAATGCGTAAAGGTTGCAGGTATAGAACTAAAAGTGACATCAGCAGCACCACCGCTACCAACAGTAGTAGTAGCAATAGATTCAAAGTCGCCAGCATCTCCAAACTTAGAACTGGCGATAATGCCCAAGATATTCATTAAGCAATATCTCCAACAACTAAAAAAGTATTTGAGGCGGTGCAGATGATAGAAGCTGCGCTGTATCTTGCGCGTAGTTTAGGTGCTGTTGCTGTTGCACCTGTTGAGTTAATAGTTACGCCTGCGCCTTGCGCTAGTGTTACTTGACCTGCGCCGATCTGAGCTATATTTATTACATCACCTGCGCTAAAAACGCTTGGCGGCACAGTTAAAGTTATTGCGCTGGCATTGTTTAGAGTTACTAGCTGATTTAGGTTAGCTGCTAATAGGGTATATGTAGTGCCAGTTTCTGCATCAAACTCTAGTTTTAATCTCAGTACAGCTGTACCGCTAGTAACGCCGCCTGATAGCCCTGAGTCTGTGCCTGTAGTTATGCCCTCTATATCGCCTGTTGCTCCGCTGACTACCCACGCGCTGCCTGTGTAATACCAAGTAGTGTTAGTATCTTTAGTAAATGCAAACTGGCCTTCTTGTGGGCTAGTTATTGCAGAGTTTCTTGCAGCCTCAGTAGCAAAAACTAAAATACCTTGCATTAAATACCCGTTTACATCCGCGGCAGTTAAAACCTCACCTGTGGTAAAGGTCTTAAATCCTAAGCCCGCTGCCATAGCATCTCCTTAATAAGCAAGTACGCCTGTGTCTAGCAGGCCGTATATGCTTGAGTCTAGTATAAAGCCGTCTATTATCGGCTCTAGTGTTGTTAGTGTCGTTTTCCAACTGCCGGGCGTAATTGCCATAGATACGCCAAACACTTGCAAAGTCTTAGTTAAAGTAGATGAGCCTGGCTGGTTAGTAGTAATAGTTACAGGGTCAAAAAAATCTAGATCTAGGGCGGCGATTATGCCGGCATTATAGTTATCTGTGTACAAATCTAAGGTAATGGCATCACATCTTATAGAGGTTTCTTTACGGCTAGCTACATAGGCTTGAGCGTAATCTAGGGCTACCGCGTCTGTCTGCATTAGTAAATTTTGTTGGTTATAGCTGTGTGTAAAGTACTTGGCAATACTGGCTGCATCTGTAGCTACCTGCGTAGTACCGCCTGTACGGGTAATGCTAGCCGCGTTAAATACTAACGTATCATCTAAGCGCCAAACAGCGTTAAAATAGCCTATAGCCGTGCCGTTATCGTTAAACACGGTAGGTGTGCCGCCTATGCTAGCCGTGGTTACGTTTCTATCTTGAAAGACAAATGAGCCTGTAGCATCTACATAAAAAGCCCCGTACTCACTTAGGGTTACTGTGTTAAGAGCTGCAAGACTAGTGCGCGCTGTGCCGGGGTCTGCCTGCATTGTAGTCAGCCCTGCATCTACGTCACGCATAGAGCTAGGCCAGCCTATCTGGTCTAATATCTGATTAACACGCGTACCGCTCAAATCTCCAGCGGTTGCCCCTGCTACTGTTGCTATCTGTGCATTTTGGGCAAGTCTAAACGCATCTACCGCCGTAATAGTGGTATAAGTAACCTCATCTGCGTTTTTAGGTGTAGTAGTAGTGTAGCTAGTAATAAAACCGCTAAAGATAGGGTAGGTAGTACTAGCGTAAGTAGCTGTTATCTGCACTTTACGCATAGGGTCTAGCAAGCCATAATAAGGGCCGCTAGTATTTTGTGGGTTAAAATCGCCGTTTTGGTCTACGATACGCATAGTTAGCGTACCTGTTTGGAATTGGTCAGCCTGTGGGTTACGGCCTCTATTTGTTTGTATTGTATCTACAACGTTAGACACATCTACAATTACTGCCGCGCTATCTGCTAGCACGTTTGTATCTAGTATGCCTGTATCTAAAATCATAGCTTGAGCAAAGCTAGGCCCGGTACTAAAGTTAATAACAGCGTTTATTACTGGCAGGGTCATAGACCACCGGTGTAACGCAGCGGATCACCTTTACGTTCTAGGTCTAATATAGCTCTTTGTACTGCTAAGGCTATTGTGTCCTCACTACCTACTACACCTGCATTTACATTTACAGTTATATTATCGCCCATCCTAAAGCGCCCTGGGTCAAAGCCGCCAAAACTAGGCAACCCACTAGAGCTTACGCTAGCTGTAGCTATATCCAGCGCGCGTATGCTTTCTGCAAATAACGCATCTGCCAGCGCTAGCTCTGACTCTGCCAGCATACTTATAGCATCTGCGTGTGCCTCTACAGCTCTTATAGCCTCTGGGTCACCTGCTACATAGCGGCTAGTTATATCGGGCGCTAAATCGTTTATACCTGTCCTATCTTGGCTAGGCATAATAGGGCTTAAAAAATCAAATTTAGACCCCATAATTTCGTTTAATTTGCGTATAGCTGCATCTAGATTATCTAGGTTTATTAGGTCTTTAGGCTTAAACCTATTTAGTATGTTTTCTATAGTACTTAATTTTATAGTTTGGTTTTGCATTGTAGCTAATATGCTTAGCTCTTTATTTAATTGATTAGCTAGGCTTGTAGCCCTGTCTGCATCTTTATCGGCTATAGCATCCTCAAGATCTAGCATTAACTGTTTAACTGTTAAGCGTTGTGCATCATTTGCTAGCGCTAGTTTTTGTTGCTCCGTAGCTGCCGTGCCTAGTTTGTCTATCTCCTGTTGCTTAGCCAATATAGCCGCTGCAACCTGTATTTTATCCAGGTCAAATACATCTGTACCCTTGCCAAGTGCTAGGGCAGCTTTGTCTAACTTGGCTTGTATTGCCTTCTCATCTGTTATCTTTTTTTCATTTTTTAATTTATTAGCCGCGTTATCTTTTTCTGCTTTGCCTAAAGCCTTCGCAGCCCTAAGCCGGGCTCTGCCTCTTTCTTGCTCTTTTAATGACTCTTTACCTGCTAGCCTGGCGCTTGCTTGATCCATTGTAGGCACAAGCTCGCCGGTAACTATAAAACCTACGCCTCTAACTAATGCCTCAAAGATATTTAATAAACCCTGAGCAGCGCTGCTATCTTGTATGCGTTGAAATTGGCTAATAATTTTATCTGCAAAACTTACAGATCCTGCCGCTGTCTTGCCTAGCGCTTCTCCTAAATTGATAATTTTTACTTGTAAATCATCTATGCTTATGCTGGCATCATCAAGACCGCTTACTAAACCTTCTCCTAGCTTTTCTTTAGCCATATCTACAGCCTCAGATAACCTAGCCATCTTGCCTGCGTATGTGTCTACTGCGTTAGCGGCTGCACCCTTAAAATTATTGTTTAGAGTATTTAGTACCTCATCAAACTTTTTACCTTTTAACTCAGCTGTAGTAAAGCCTATGCGTAGTTTTGCTAGCGCTGTAGTTTCGCCTTTGTACGCCCGTGCTAGCGCATTACTTACCGTCTGTAAATCTTTGCCTGTGCCTAGACTTACATCTAGCGCGGTCTGCAATAATGCTTGCGCTGTGCTGGCATCACCTGTGGCTTGTGATAATGATACAAAGGCGTTAGTCAAATCGCCGCCTGCCTTGCCAGTAGCTAAGGCTAGCTTGTCTATAAATTGCCCTATAAATGGTGATGCAAAACCTAGATTTACTGCGTTTAGTTGTGTTGCTAATAGTTTAGCTTCTTTTTGGCTATCGCTAAATGCTTTTACACTTTGCTTACCAAATCTAACTACAGCGCCTACGCTAAATGCCAAACCTAGACTTTTAGCTAAAGTTTTTACGCCTTTACTTAGTTTTGTAGTAGCAGTTTCGGCTTCCTTAAACGCTTTTTTGCCTGTGAATTCAGAGGCTATATTTACTACTACTTGCGGATCTACAGCCATTATTTTACCGCTTTCATAGACCTATCAAATATCTGTTTTGTTACCTCTAGCGCTTTTAATACAGCTGCATTAGTTTTGCCGCCATCCTCAGCCCAGGCGCGGTACAGAGCGCGGCCTTTTAGGTTGCGCCCTCTTTTAGCTGCACCTGTTTGGTTATTGGCATCTACTAGCCTGCCTGTGCCATTAAGCGCATCTATAAATTGTTGCCTAGCGTTAGGATTTGCGCTCATATTTTTTTGACTTGCGCTAGCAGTAGACCGCCCGGCTATTTCGTAAATTGCACCTGCCGCGCTTTTATTTTCTATACGCGCTAACGAAGTAAATCCTTTGCTGTTAGCTTTACTAGGCGTAGTTTTATATCCTATCTTGCGCCTTGCTTCTGTAGCATCATATTTTGGAAATGGTTTATATTTAACATCACTAGATAGCGGCTTGGACCAGCCGCTTAATACTGTGCTAGGTATAAAGCCTCTAGCTTTATTTGTAACAGGCTTTAACAGCTCGCCCATCTCTTTTTGTATTGCCTTAGCCAGGTCTGGGGCATACTTGCGTAAAGCTTTGCGAGCCTCAACGCCGCCTCTTACCTCGGTTGGCATCCTGCATCTCCTTAGCCCTATCGGTTAAAACCTTTAGGATATTACTAAACATTACATCATCTAGATCTAGCAAGTACTGGGGCGCTATGCCTGTTTCTACCGCAATTTGTGCGATTAGATAGCCAAAACTACCGCGCCCCACTACTCCAAAGGGTTATCATCTGTAACCTCAACTTTAGCTAAGGTTTCTAGAAAATCTGCCCCAAATGTCTTTACTACTTCGCCGCTAGTGCGTAAGCACTCCCAGGCTAGCCAGTAAACATCACTTTGCTTCTCATCATCTCTAAAGGCTTTGTGAAAACCTTTTTTAGCATACTGCTCAAAGGCATACTCAATACGGGGCGTAATCTTATGCTCGCTTACGCTGCCGTCTGCCCTTGTTATTTTAAGCTGTGCCATTGTTGCCCCTTTGTTTTAGTTATGGTGTGGTGTCTACTACGATAGGTGAGTTACAAGTAAATGTAATGCTCTGTGTAGAAATATCGCCAACAGCGCCGTTAATGTCTGTAGTGTTATTAACTAATACTGTGGTTTGATATTCTGGGTTAGTTGCAGATATTACCGCGTTAGTTTGCTTAAGCGTTAGCGGTACAGTAGTACCCCACGCAGCTTGTAAGGTTGCAAGTACATTAGCTGAGGCAGTATCGTTTAGAAAATCAAGCGTGATAGTGCTGGCCTCTAGGCCTTTTACAAACTTATGTGCGGTATCGCCCATAGCTGTAACTTCAAGCTCATCAAAGCTACGGTTAATAGTTGCGCTAGTAACGTGATCCGACAAGGCCACGCTGTTCAGCGTGACTACTACGCCGTTAGAAAGAAAAATTGCCATTAGTTATACCTCTGTTTCTGTTGTCGTTGTTTCTACGGGTGCTGCTTTTTGCTTTGTTTCTTTAACCTCTTTAGGCAGTTCTTGGCCTATCTTGATTAGAAACGCTTTATCCTCATCTGTTAGTGCCATTTTAGCTCCAGCTCGTTAGTACGGATATTTGTAAATCACTTGTTAGCAGGTCACCGCTAGGCAGCGTTAATACACTAGGCGCAGTTACAGCGGTAACGTTAAATACAATAGAGCTAGCAGCCAATTTATTAAACACGGCTACTATCGTATCCTCTATGCCTTGCAAGTTGCCTTCATTAGAAAACATAGGCACGGTCATAATAATCTTAAAGTTAGCCATAGGCGATATAGTCGCTTGCTTATTATTGCTAGGCGTTAAATAAGGGTCTGCCGGGGCTACTACTACGCTGTTAGCTACTATTGTGCTAGGTGGAAAACTAAACGTACTCCAAACAGAGTTATTAG